GCTACTGCTGGTGTATTTGACCTCGACGTTGACTCCAACGGTCGTTGGTCAGTTGAGAAGTTCAAGGGTCTTCTTTTCCAAATCGAGCGTGATGCTAACGCAATCGCACAAAGAACTCGTCGTGGAAAGGGCAACATCGTCATGTGCTCTGCTGACGTTGCTTCAGCACTCACCATGGCTGGTGTTCTCGACTACACCCCTGCACTCAACGCTAACCTTAACGTTGATGACACTGGCAATACTTTTGCTGGTACTCTGATGGGCAAATTCCGCGTCTACATCGACCCATATTCTGCTAACCTGACCACTGCTAACGCAACTCCAGGTAACCAGTATTATGTTGTTGGTTATAAGGGTTCTTCTCCTTATGACGCTTGTATCTTCTACTGCCCTTATGTTCCTCTCCAAATGGTTCGTGCCGTTGGTGAGAACTCCTTCCAACCAAAAATTGGCTTTAAGACCAGATACGGTCTTGTTGCTAACCCATTTGCAGAAGGAACCACTCAGGGTCTCGGTAGACTTCAAGTTAACGCAAACCGTTACTACAGACGTGTTTCTGTTAGAAACCTCATGTGAGTCTTTCTCACAAATTTTCAAAGGACCCCAAAAGGGTCCTTTTTTTATGTTGACACATCCCTTTCTCTGGTCTATAATCTTGTTATAGTCTCCACTGTTAAACGAATGAACACCAATTACACTATTTGTTCTAAAAAAGATATCACTCCTATTGGTTCCAAAGGAGGTTCAACTGGTCTAAAATATCCATGGTTGGATAGAATGATTCCTGTTGGTGGAGGTTTTTTTGTAGAACGAGCAGAAGAAGAAATCAATAATGACAAAGGAAGGCCATCTGTTCCAACCCAACGTTTAGCGGAATATGGTTTGGCATACAAAACATATAAAAGTAAAAGAGGAAATGTATATGGATATTTTTGCGAGAGAGTAAAATAATTGTTAGAGGTTCTTATGGACCTCTTTTTTTTATCTAAATATTTAAAAAAACAATGGCAGCTCAAATTGAAAATAGAAATTTTCTATCTCCTGCAGGATTTAAATTTACTTTAAAAAGAAGTCCTAAGGTTGCATTCTTTTCTAATGAAGCAAATATTCCAGATTTAAATCTTGGTGTTGCTGTACAAACTTCATACTTAAAAGATATTGATCTTCCTGGTGATAAAATAGTTTTTGGTGATTTAAATTTAAGATTTTTGGTTGATGAAAATCTTGAAAATTATATGGAAATTCAAAATTGGATTCGTGGTCTTGGATATCCAGAAAGTTTGCAGCAGTTTGCGGATTTGCAAAATCAGGGTATAATTCAAGGCAATTACGTGCAAGATAGACAAAACATATATTCTGATGGAACTCTTCAAGTATTGACCAGTAGTTCAATTCCAAATTTTCAAGTAGTCTTTAAAGACTTATTTCCTTATTCATTAGGAACACTTACGTTTGATGCAACACAAACTGACATTCAGTACTTTACAGCAGACGTTGGTTTCAAGTATACTATGTACAATATAACTGATCTCAGTGGCAATTCTTTATGAGTATTGATCTTGATAAAATTCAAGAAATGTGGGAGAAAGATGCAAAGATAGATTCAGATAATCTACATACAGAATCTTTAAGTATCCCCATTCTTCATGCAAAATATTTTGACCTTTATAATACAATTTTTCTTCTAAGAAAAAAAGCAGAGCAACAGAAAAGAAATATTCGTCACGACCGATATGAGTATTATTCTGGAAAGGCTGATCCAGAAACATATGTAGAAAATCCTTTTCCAAAGAAGATTAGAGATAAGGATACTATGCAAAAGTATCTTGATGCAGATGAAAAACTTTCTACAGTATGTTTAAAGATTGACTATTATGATACAATGCTTGTTTATTTGGAAAGCATTCTTAAAGTCATACAGAATAGAACATATCAGATTAAGAATGCAATTGAGTTTATGAGATTTAATGCTGGACTGGGGTAAATAAATATACTTAGATGAATACATCTAAGTGACGAATACAACTAATCTGGTTATAAGCAAATCAAACGAAGTATTTTTAAAAATAAAAACAGAACCTCATATTGAATATGAATTGAGAGATCATTTCAAGTTTGAGGTTCCTGGTGCAAAATTTATGCCTCAGTATAGAGGTAGAAATTGGAACGGAGAAATACATCTATATGACATGAGATCCAAGCAGATTTATGTAGGTCTCTTGGATAAGGTTGTCAATTTCTGCGAACAGTATGGGTATACTTATAAATTTGAAGATAATAAATTCTACGGACAACCATTTGAAGTCAATGATATGATTTCATATGAGGGTGTTAAAGATTATATGCAATCTATTTGCACTCATTCTCCTCGTGATTATCAAATAGAGGGAGTATACGATGCTTTAAGGCACAATAGAAAACTATTGATAAGCCCCACTGCGAGTGGCAAATCTCTGATGATTTATTCAATCGTGAGATATTATGAGAGCAAAGGGCAAAAAATTCTTTTAGTTGTCCCAACGACATCTCTTGTAGAGCAAATGTACAAGGATTTTGAGGATTATGGTTGGGATGCTGCGTCATATTGTCACAAAATTTATTCTGGTAAAGAGAAGACGAATGAATTTCCAGTTACAATTACTACTTGGCAATCTGTATATAAATTGGATCGTTCATTCTTTGAAGACTATGGAGTTATTATAGGCGATGAAGCTCATTTATTCAAGAGCAAGTCATTGATTGAAATCATGACTAAACTTCATCATGCAAAATATCGTTTTGGTTTTACAGGAACACTTGATGGAACTCAAACTCATAAATGGGTTCTTGAAGGATTGTTTGGTCCATCATATAAAGTAACCAGAACTGATGAATTGATGCAACAAGGACATCTTTCTCAATTAGATATTCAATGTCTTGTTCTCAAACATCCACCACAAAAGTTTGAAACATATGAAGATGAGATACAGTATTTAATCTCTCATGAACAACGAAATAAATTTATTACTAATCTAACTCTTGACTTAAAAGGAAATAGTCTTTTACTTTTCAGTCGTGTTGAGGCTCATGGTGCAGTACTTTTTGACTTAATAAATACTAACAAGCGAGGTGATAGGAAAGTATTCTTTATTCATGGTGGCGTAGATACAGAAGAAAGAGAACTGGTAAGGGAGATTACAGAAAGAGAGAACAGTGCAATTATTGTTGCTTCTTATGGAACTTTTAGTACTGGAATCAATATTAGAAATCTGCACAATGTTATCTTCGCTTCTCCTTCAAAATCCAGAGTCAGGAACCTCCAATCAATCGGAAGAGTCTTAAGAAAAGGAAAAAATAAAACAAAAGCAGTACTGTATGATATTTCAGATGACTGCACTTGTAACTCAAGAAAAAATTATACACTAAATCATCTCATTGAAAGAATTAAAATCTATAATGAAGAGAATTTCAATTATGAGATAATCACTATACAACTAAAGAAATGATAGAAGAAGATTTTTACGCTACAATTAAATTAAAATCAGGTGAAGAAATATTTGCTAAAGTTGCTGCCTCTGAAGAAGAAGACAGGACTATGCTTATAATTTCAAATCCAATTATAATATCTGAAGTTAAAAGCAGAGTAGGAATAGTTGGATATAAATTTGAACCATGGTTAAAGACAACCACAGAAGATATGTTTATTATAAAACTTGATGATGTTCTTACTCTTTCAGAATCTTCTGATATTGAAATGATTATGATGTATCAATCTTATATTCGTCAATCTTATAAAGAAAAAAGAAATGAATCTAAACCAAATCGTAGAATGGGATATATTGCTAATGTTAATGATGCTAAAGAGATATTAGAGAAGCTCTATAAAAGTAGCTAGACCTAACTTATCAACCCGGACAAAGGTTATTATACACAATTTCAGATAGCTTGTCAACTATTTACAGAAGTGTTATAATATCTACATAATAATGATAAAAACTTATGATAAGCACAGCAGTTATGGCCAAAAGAAA